AACAGAAAGTATTGAAAGTTTAGAGAAGGAAATTAATGATATCTTTTTAATGTAATTTATACTTACATATATGGGAGTAGCAGAAGAAAAATATGGCTGTAGAAGTTATGTTAGCGTTCTAGAAGAAGGCCTGACATACATTGAAAAAAGAATGACCGGTGAGATTAAATCTCTAAAGACACCGTGGCCTGGCTTTAATGAAGCTGGAGTCGGTGGACTTGAATGGGGTTCTATGCTCACTATTGGTGCACGTCCTGGTGCAGGAAAAACTATGATAGCCTCCCAAATAATAAGAGAAGCTCATCGTCTCAATCCTGATCAGAAGTTTAATATTGTTGAGTTCCAGTTTGAAATGGGTGCAAAGCAGTATGCAGCACGTCAGTTTGCAGCTGAGGTTGCTGAAGACTATGGAGTAATACTAAGTACAAAAAAAGCTTTAGACAACTTTATATACGAGAGAGCTAAACAGTATATACAAGAAACTAAATTTCTTTTTAGTAAAGGAATCAATAGAGATATGTTCCCACTATCTCTTAATCACAAAGAAATGGAAGACGCCATTAAGATTAAATATATGGATGGCGGACGTAAGCCTATGATTGTAACAATAGATCATAGCTGGCTTATCAAAAAGACCACCTCAGAAAAAGATAAATTTGAAGTTCTTTATGACGTTACAGAAATGCTCATGAGACTTAAGAATGAAATTCCTATTACTGTTATAATGGTTACTCAACTAAACAGATCAATGGATGATTCTAGTCGTAAAACACCTGGGTCTATTGCAAACTACCCTACTAGCTCTGACATCTTTGGCGGTGACGCCTTAATGCAAGGATCTGATATGGTAGTAGCACTATCAAGACCTTTTAAATCAGACATCCGTTCTTACGGTCCTTATGCCTATGAAGTAAATAAAGAAGATGTCTTTATGCATCTTCTTAAAGTACGTAATGGTGATGAACAAAAAAGTATTGTCTTCCTAAAAATGGATGGGAAGAATCAACGTATGGTAGAAGTACCAGAGTTCACTGCTACAAGACCTGATGGAACATATTTACGTTATTCACAAAGAACTGGAAGCAATGGTACAAGAACAGTACCAGCACCTATCGGTAGTGAATTAGATTAAAACACAATCATATGTTTAACACAGCACAACAAACAGCAACTCAAGATGATGTAAAAGAGTACAAGAAACAAAAACTTGAAGAGGTAAGAGACTTTCATCAGTCACTAATTAACAACCTTGGTATTTCTAGAACAGACTTTAACATGAAGATGCCGTTCTATGATAAACAAGCAAGACTAGTAGTTGGAATATTTGCATCAGAGTTTAAAAAAGAGAAAGGGTTCTATTTTGAACTAATCACCCGAGATCTAGAACCAGCAGATCCTAATCGTACAGTATATCGTATACCATATAACTCTGCATTTGAAGAGGAGTATGAGATCAATGAAAAAGGTTCATATCTAGTTCCATTAGAAGAACTCAGATCTATTGATGCACAAAGTGTTGCTATCAATGGTGAGTCAGCTTTACTAGAAACAGCTAAGCCTCAAAATATAAAACCAGTAACAGCGTATAAAGCTCCGGCACCAATGGAAGATGCTCCTTATGCAGAAATGACGATCCGTGACTTTATGGCTATTACTACAGGTAAACCTGTAAGTGCAAAGAGCTGGCTTAATGAACTTATAAAATCAACATCTAAGTAATATGGCACAAGGAATCCTAGTAATTGCAGAGTCCGGAGCTGGTAAATCTACCAGTATTGAAAACCTGGACCCAAAAGAAACATTTATTATCAACGTAGCTAACAAACCCTTGCCTTTTAAAGGCTGGAAGAAGAAGTACATCCAATGGAGCAAAGATAACCCAACAGGAAATCTATACACAGGATCTACAGCTCAACAAATAGAAGCATGCCTTGGTTATATAAACTCAAAACGTACTGAGATAAAGACTATAGTCGTTGATGACTTTCAGTATATGTCTAGCTTTGAGTTCTTTGACAGAAGTGACGAGAAAGGTTACGAAAAGTTTACACAGATCGGTGCTAACCTAGCTCGTATTGCACGTATGCCTAAAGATCTCAGAGATGATCTGACTATCTTCTTCCTTACACATGCAGAAGAATCAACCGACCTAGAAGGTAAACGCAAGTTTAAGGCTAAGACTATTGGTCGTATGGTTGACGAGAAGCTAAGCCTAGAAGGTCTTTTCTCTATAGTTCTATTTGGTAAAGTGAAGAAAGATAAAGACGGCAACATCCGCTTTGTGTTTGAAACACAGAACAACGGTGAGAACACATGTAAAAGTCCTAAGGGCATGTTTGACAGCTTTGAGATAGCTAATGATTTAGCTCTTGTTAAAGACTCTATATATTCTTATGAAAACTAATTCCTCATTTTTAAACATCAAAAACACAGCGTATGTTCAGTACAAGCGGACAGGAAGTAAAACAAGGTGGCGGTTCTTCCAAGTCATTTAACCCCGGAGTAGTTTATGCTCACATTAACAGTGGTCAATTACGTACATCTAACAAAGGAGACAAGAAAACACTGGAGCTTTATCTAGAAGGTCCAGCTCTTGAAAACTTTGAAGGCTGGCCAATTGACAGAGACAACCCTGAAGGACCTAAATACAAAGGTCAGACAGCTCGTGTTGGAGCCACCATGTGGACCGATGAATTTGGTAACAACAACGTATCTCGTAATGAGATAATGTATAAGCTTACCATTATTGCTACAGAACTTGGCCTTAAACATGAACTAGATGCAATCCAAGCTAAAACCATTGAAGAGTGGGTTAGCCAAGTAATTAATCTAGTAAAAGGCCACGATTTGTATTGGTTCTTAAAAGGTACAGAAGAAGAATACAATGGTAAAACCCTTGTAAAACTTTCTCTACCTAAGTACAAGTTTGTTTCTATTGATGAGACTAAGCTTGACAAGTTTGATAAAACAAATAAGTATCACTACAAAGCTATGACAACAAAGACAGTTGGCAGTTTTGAACCAGCTACTGATGATTTTTCAATGTAAGGTTTAATGGTTAAAAGGGGGCTGGTTTCTACTAGCCCCTATTTTTTTATTTCATAACACCGCTACTATGTTTGTTACCAAAAACTTAGTGCATGACGTCAAAGATGTCCCGGTATCTTGGATATTTGAGCATTTTTGCAAGCTTAAAGAAAAGCTTAACGGCCATGACGTAAAAATTAAGAGTATGTTCAATCAAAAAGAACGTACTCCTAGTATGTGCATTTATCTTTCTAAGGATAAAATATATAAGTATAAAGACTTCTCTTCTGGTAAAGGCGGTTCAGCTATTGACCTAGTTAAGGAACTTACAGAACTTTCATATCACGCAGCCTGTCAGCAGGTAGTAGAAAAGTATAACGACTTTGTCTTGCATAACAACGGAGGCTATGACCTGCAACAGTTTAAGCAAGCAAGTAAGTATAAAGTTTCTTCTACTAAACCCAGACAGTGGAATACCCAGGACCAGTATTTCTGGACCCAATTTAATATTGGTACCAAGCTACTTACTGAGCATAATGTTATTCCTTTAGAATCTTACTGTATGATAAAGGACGATAAGGAACTCTGTATTAGAGGTAACTATCTATACGGATATTACAAAGCTGATGGTAGCTTGTATAAGATCTACCAGCCCAAGACCTTAGACAAGAAGTTTATCAAAGTTTCTGACTACGTCCAAGGTTCAGAGCAGCTTAAAGAACATCCGTTCCTAATAATTACTAGTTCATTGAAAGATATCATGTCTCTTAAAAGCCTTAAACTTTCTGTAGACTATATAGCTCCGGACTCTGAGAACTCTTTAATCAAAAAAGAACAGATAAATGAGTACTTGAAAAAGTATAAGAAGATTGTTTTACTTTTTGATTACGACCAAGCCGGTATAAAAGCTATGGAACGATATCAAGAAATATATCCTACTATACAAACAGCTGTACTACCAATGAGTAAAGATGTGTCTGATTCCATTAGAGACTATAGTGCAAAAGAAGTACGTGAACGATTAATCCCAATCTTGAATAAAAAGTTGGAGAACTAATAAAGTTGTATGTTATATTTGTAGAGCTAATCCATACTTTATGCAACAACCCTGGTTCTATAAAAACAAAGAGATCTACACTATAGAAGATTTGCCGGATCATGATAACATACATGGGTTTGTATATCTCATACAAGATTCAATCACATACAAGTTCTACGTAGGTAAAAAGGTCCTGCGTAATGTTCGTAAAACAAAAATTTCACAGCGTTTAAAAAAGGCTACCAAGACTCGTAAAACTTACCAGCGGACTGTAAAAGAGTCTGACTGGAAAGATTACTATGGATCATGTAAAGAACTACAAGATGACATACAAAAGTATGATAAGCAAAGATTTAAACGCACTATTCTAGAACTTTGCTGTACTAAAAAATATCTCAGCTTTTGTGAGATTAAATGGCAGATCAAACTAGAAGTTCTAAATGGCGGAAGCTACAACGGAAACATCCTGGGCCGTTACTATACTCGGGATATGCAAAACTGTTTTAAACCATGACTATATACTTAATACAGTATACCAATACAGATACTAATGAATCCTTTAATGCGGCATTCAGTAGTATAATAGAGGCAAGAAAAGAACTAAAGAAGCTTTGTAACTACCCTGGTATAGAAATTCATCATGACAATGACCAAGGACCAATTCGTACTTTCCGTCCCAAGAACCAGGCTGATGTAATTAATCTTATAAATCTTTTATAATGGAACCTCAAGAAAAAACTATTGAACAAATACAAGCTGAGTATGATCAGATTATAGCATTTCTAGAGTATGAAGAAGCATTTACTGTAGACCCAAGAACTCAAGAACGTATTCGTGCAAAACTTCAACAATTAGGTATATGGCCATAGCTAGTTGGGAACCCTTAAATTCTAAGCAAGATGTCTGACTTTAAAAAATGGATTAACTCGCGTGAATATCAGGAGTTAGTAGAAATCATGCGGAAAGCTGGAGAGGAAACGATAAAAGATCTAGAAGACAACTTAACCCAGGATATGGTAACTGACATACGCGAATGGCGAGTTGGTGAAGGTCCTGATGATATAAACACACATAGCTGGCGTAGTATAGCAACAGTCTTTGCGGAAAAGTACCCAGAGTTCTCAGCCAATCATAACATAGAGTCTGATAACCAGGTATATGGTATGTGGCTATGTGAAGCAGCAATGAATTTACTCAAACAAAAACCAGAAGAAGGATGGAACTAGAAAGCATAATGCAAGAATCAATAGAAGTCCTAGAAAAAGATTTTTATAACAAGAAATTCTACTATTCATATAGTAGCCTGAATAAACTGATCTGGAATCCACAGATCTTTTATCAGATGTATGTACTAGGACTTAAAGAAGAGAAACTAGATACCCACCTAGTTCAAGGTAAGCTAATACACTTACTCCTTTTAGAGCCTGAAAAGTTTGCAAAGGAGTTTATGATGGCTCCTGGAAAGTTACCAGGAGACAGCCTGCGTCAGGTAGTAGATCGTGTATTTAAACATTACGCTGAGCTGTCACGTAACGGTGATGAGCGTACAGAGTTAGCAGAGTTTGACAATGCTATACTAGATGTAATGAAAGACATAAACTACTTCCAGAATTTAAAAACTAACCAGCAACGTTTAGACAAGATTATTACCCCGGAAGCTATTAGCTACTGGGAGTTTTTAAAGACAAAAGGAGACAAGACTCTCATTGATTCTGATACTTATAAGTACTGTACAGATGCAGTAGAAATTATCAAGACCAACGAGCAGGTATGCCGGCTAATTGGTTGTGATGTTACTGAGTTTGACAGTAAAGAAGTTATAAATGAAATGCCTGTCACTACTGACTTTACAAACAAAACATATGGTCTAAAAGGTATTATAGATAATCTAGTTATTGATCATGATAAGAAGATCATATATATAAATGATATAAAGACAACCAGTAAAGATCTCAAAGACTTTCCAGAGACTATTGAGTATTATTCTTACTGGCTGCAGGCTATCATATACATGATCATTGTCAATCAAATATACGGTGATCTAATAGGTAAAGGGTATGAAACAAAGTTTCATTTTGTAGTTATAGACCGTACATTCCAAAGCTATGCATTCCCGGTATCTGAAAAGACCTTAAATGAGTGGTTAGATAGATTCCAGAACACTATTGCTAAAGCTGAATGGCACTATAAAAACAGGAGCTATGAGCTTCCTTATGAGTTTGCACAAGGACTTGTAGTTCTCTAAATCAAACTGAAGATGATAGAGAGTTTGTACACGAAATACTTTCAGAAGTCAAGGTCCTTTTTATTCCCAGCCCTGGGGATAAAGAGGACCGCCAACTTCTCCCCGTCCGGAACCTATGTCGCTTTAGATGGGCTGATCCAACCAGAGGATATTAAATTAATCTGTGCCTATAAAGAAGACCCATCTGAAGGGTTTAAAATTTTTGAAGAACAGATGCTTTTAAGTAATCCTCTATTTTCTCAAGTAATCCATATCCGTGACTATAACCTCTATGTATTTGATTTTCAAACATATACAGATGACTGGTTTAATTTTATGCTAGGCAAATACTCCAAGCTATCTAATGTTTTAAAGAGAGCTATTAAAGTATACTATGGAGAAAACTCATCTGAGTATAGATACATAGAAACTTACTTATACCCAGAAAAGTACTTTGAAACATATTCAAAGCTTTTAGACGTAGAAGTACGAACTCTTAAAAAAATAGGTGAGCTGTGTGATCCCTGTGACCTAGAAAAAGAAAATCTAAAAATTCCTGTAGAAGATTTGGAGATCTTGCAGAAAACCGTTTAATTTTGTAGAACTTAATTATAGACCTTATGAATAAATCAATGATGCTAGTTACCAGCAGCTGGGGTAACAACAAAACATTTAAGTTAATCCCTGTTACACCTGAATGCCCATACAACGAGGCTATCTTTGACCGTGACAGTAAAGTACTTGCTCTTATCGGAAAAGAAAAGAAGCAAAGTTTGCACATGGTTACAAAGCTTGATGACAACGGTGATGTAAAAACACTAAAGATAGGACGTAGAGCGGGTGGTAAAGAATATGCAGAAGAGCGTAAAACACTTGAGACATATTACGAGTACTATGTAGAAAATCCAGAAGAGATAAAAAACATAATTAACCTGTTTGCTGTAAATGCAGACTCGTTTGATTACAATGTCTATATGGAGCAAGCCTATACAGAACAACCTGCTTCAAGTCTTATCACTATGTAATTATAGCCCTATGACCAAAACCAACCTAAGGCAGATTAAGTTCTGCCTTTTTTGGCAAAGCTAAAAGGGGGAACAGCTTAACTGAACATTGATAATATGAGTAACCCACAGACACACTGGGTAATGGACTACGAAACACTATGCAACTGTTTCGTAGCAGTTTTCCAACACTATAAAGATAAAGGTGTAAGACATATATTTATTATACACAAAGAACGAAATGACTTTACAAAATTTGTAAACTTTTTAAAGTCTTGTGTAAAGAATAAACAGTACCACATCTCATATAACG